CTGCTTCTGTACCAGCGATACGATTATATGTTATGTGTGGTTTTTCCAACTTTCTACGAGTTGACATTTACTTAAACGCTCTGAATAAATTCCCAGTTTAGGTAGTCGCAAATCTTCTTCCAGATCTGATCGTGAGCGATTAACCGGTCACGGGACTTCAATAGAGGAAAGAACACCTTATATTCATCCAGATCCAGCAACTCAAAGAACTTGTACAGGATGTACGAATAACTCAAAAAGTTGGTTCTGTCGTTGGGACAGTACAGCAAGAACGGTGCCTGAATCTCCTGAAACATTGCCCGGACCTTTTCCTCTATTTCAGGGGTGATGGTTGGGGGCGGATTTCCATTCAACCGACTCAGGATGTGAGCACGGTGCTCGTAATACTTCGATCGTCCCAGCTTCTTCAGAATCTGACGAATGTCTTCCTCCGACAGATCAGCAATATTATCAATGCGACGCTTCTTGATCTCAAGAATGACCTCATTCATAACCTCTTCGGGAATAATGGTAGATTCCTTCGCTTGGAATTGATTAAGGATCTCATTGAGATGATTAATCTTTTTGTAGGCGTAATTGTTCCTCTCCTTTGGGGGATCACGGAACGATGGGAAATCCGACACAACCAACGCATACTCCTCCGACCCGCAACTTGGGCACACAAGAATGCCCTCCGAACTGATCTCTTCCCGCGCAGTGTTGCACGCGACACAATGTTCCGTCAGCAACTGGGTAGCTTCAGGCCCGTTCGTCAGCTTCATACGAGTGACGTACTCGTCAAACATCTGCTTCTTCGATAATCCTGTATCCGTCATGGGCACATTTGCGACAAAGAATTTAAGGAACGTGTTGGCATCTTTGGGGAGTGGAGCAGATGGAGCTGACGCTGCATCCTGTTTTCCATAATAATCAAGTAAGATATCCATGTTTTTCATGTAGTACTCCTCCACTGGGTTGGACTGAGCAAGTTCCTGTTCTATCTCGCGAATCTGAGAATCCACGTGCGAACACCTCACAATGTCTGTGATTTCATTGGAGGCACCTAATGTTTCACGTTGACTTTGAAGTTCAGCGATCCGGGCTTTAAGTTCCTCCTGTTTAGCACCCGAATCCCGCAAACCCTGTACCTGTTCCTGATGGACAGAGTCCAGCGTCCCCATTGACGATCCGCTCGTCCCCACCTCCCTGGTTTTCCGAATTCGGAACACGTCCATTTACAAACTCTTCAGTTTGCTTCCTGAAGACCGGATTTGTCAACATGCAGGGTCGCTGGCGTTTTAGCGCCACAAAAGTTTGTTCATATGGCATGTTGTAATGTATCGTAATATAGGTCAGCGCCAAGAAGGCAGAGCGATTAATTCCACACTGACAATGGACAAACACAGTTCCTGATCCAGGAGCACGCAAAAAGGCCGTCAAAGTCTCTTCAAACTTAGGATACCAATCCAAAATATTAGACTGCAGTGTATCATGTGCACTCAGACATACATACCGATCTGGAAATGCACGTCTGAACCAGACCGGAGAATCCTCGGGAAATGCACAGTTAATGACATGAGTAATCCCGTATTTACGTGAAAAACCCTGTGAGAGCATTTCGCCTGCTCCAACTAAAATGCGTGGATAAAACCATGCAGGTGGTTGCTGTAGATATACAGGTCGGAGGAACATTACTTCTTTAAGCCGACTTGTCTTTAACCGAAACGTTCGCGCATCTCTGAATACGTCATTGGAGTATTCTTATGCTCTTCCCATGCCTTAAACTGATCTTGAAGGCTCATATCTTTCGGAAGTGCCAGAAACTTCAGTCGTGCAACCTCTGCCTCTAATGCTTCAATACGCTCCTCAAGCTCAATGATTTTGACTTCCAGTACCATGTATAGATTTGCGGTCGATGCGTTATTCATCTTTACTGTATACATCATACTCATTGAGATACATTTCCATTTTCTCTGGAGAGATGTGACCTGCATCAAGGTATCTCAAAAGAGTTTTTAGGTCAAGTTTCGGGATCGGAGCTTCAACAATCCCGCCTGAATGTTCACGATGAATCTGCTGTAGACCTGACAACTTTCGGAAGTAATGGTTGACCCAATGAAATGCCATCTGATGTGGCTTGCCTCTTGCAAGAGCTCCATGATAGGAGATCCCTGTTCTCTTCACAAAATCTTCCTCGATCAACCGAGTAACAATGAACATTGACCGACGGGGATCGGGTGTATCAAATACATCGTAATGATGATCTGAGGCAATCCTCTGAAACTCTCTGACGAGTTCTGGAAGAATCTTTTTTACAGCTTTGAAATTGTAAAAACCGTAATAAATGTCCTGACTTGAAAGATCGCAGTTCAGGACATCATAAATATATACGCTACAAGCGTTGCAGTTGTGAGGTGTTGTCATATTATGTATTACCAAGAAGTCTCCTTGCGAAGCATACGATCCTGGATGCTCTCATCATCATCTGTAACAGGAAGCTCCGCAGACTGCTCTTCCTCTGGATTGTTGATAACCCGTGGAACGAACTTTACCTGCATTGCAATGTGTGAATATCCAGAATATTCAACTGTAATCTTGACATGACCAACATGCTCCTCAAGACGCTGGATGATTCCGTAATCACTGATCAGCTTATATTTATCAATATCATCAACCTCAGGATCATTACAAGTCACATACCGAGGAATGTTAGGAATATGAAGGACAGGCGGCTTACGATTAAAGAGAGCCTTTGCAAATACCTTTACTGGGCCCGCTGACTCGATATAGCCGAGAAACTCATTAAAGACTTGAGAACCCACATTCCTATGATAATCATTTCCGCGATTGATAGATGCCATAATGTACTTGCACTCGGAGTTGTTGATGAGAGGCATTTGTCTTACAGTTACAGCTTCAGTGTAGATCCATTTTAGCCGAGGAAGCTCAACAGGAACACGTTCAGCAGATGTGACACAACAACTGCTGCGGCACCCAGAACACCTGCACCCTGCCAGGACACAACGCCACCCGATGTGTATGCATTCGGGATGTATCGGAGCAGAAGATCACGAGGAGCCGACAATGACAAGATCACCGTAGCCAAAAAGAAGGAGATGTACAGAGTCAGATTGGCCCACATCATCCGCATCATAGGGAGAGATGGCTTGAAAGAAGGCGCCATCTGTGTGCGCTGGATATGGTCCGAACCAGACACGCCATGCATGGGAGGCAAAGATTGTGGGAGCTGGGGCGAAGGAAGTAGGGCGTCCAGGGAAGTTGAATCGTCCATTGTTTATGAAGGAGACGGGATTTCACAAGTTGCATCTTCCACGCGATATTTGTAGCATTTTCCATCTACCTTGACCGTCTTATCTTCAACATCCTCCAGGGGCACTCCAAGAATGCGATACGTGGCGTAGTTACGGTGAAACAGGAGTACGGAGATCCCAAGCCCGATGATAAAAGAGAAAAAGGGACCCGCACGTTCAAGTGATTTGGTGATGTCGAGCATTACTTCTTGTTGAGACTTGCGAGTAGATTGAAGGAATCGGCTTCAGCTCCACAGGGAACTTCAATGGCATGGGTCCGAACACACCCTGTATCTGTATGAAATACGTCCTTGTCATGGGGAGACGGGACAGCAATTTGTTGGCGCGTTGGCGGAACGATAATGCACGCAATCAACATTCCCACGATGATCCCCGCTACAATCCAGAGGAGATGGAACATTATACTACAGCGGGAACAACTTTCGCGGGCTTCAGTTCCATATATTTAAAATATGCGAGTGCAACCGGTGTCGTGATCAATCCAGAGTAGGGGATGAGAATCGCCAACCCTGTCAGCACATATGCGAGGATCAGCTTGTTTTGAAGAACAAAGAGCCGATACGGCGCAACAATGCTAAAAACCCAAAGCAGGGTCATTATGATCGTAAGTGCGATCTTGCCGAACTGCATCAAGATTTCCCATGTTCCGCCTGAAAAGGTCTCGGGCATTTTGAAGGGAGCCACTGCTGGCTTTTCACCCATCTTC